TGTGCTTAGTATGCCTACAGGTTTTACTCCTGTCACATACATTATTATAAGGCTAATTGACATCATTGTCAACATCATATAGCGCATTTTCTGTGGAAATACTCTCTTTTCATTCCAATTTGTTAAGAACGGGCCGAAGATTGGGTGACTGTAGATCCAACGGTGCATGCGTTCTGAACCTTTTGAAAAACAATATGCTGCGGCTACGACAAAACAACTATAGGGGATGCCTGGAGTTATCAACCCTATGTAGGCCATTCCCAAACTTAGAAATCCTAATACGTTCCAAAATAATTTTTTCATATCAACCAAGTACAACCTTATTTGTTAATGCGCCCTGTATGATATCCGCATGTAGATTAGGAGTAAACTTACCACCCGCTGCACCGTTCAAAGTTGCCAGTGTGCTGGCCACCCCTTTGCTTTTTCTAACACTGGTACCACCGAAGGGTAAACCGGGTGCAGCAAAGCTAACATGAATCCACACTGTTGTTCCGACTTTGTATTCTAATAACAGTTGATCGTAGGGAATATTTTTACTGATCCACACAGCTATGTCGAAATAGCTGTGAGCAGGAACTCCTCGAAACTGTAGATCCATGGCCTGACCTGAGCCGTGTTGGCCGCGATCTGGTATCTTCTGACCATTCTTCACTTCGCCATGTCTAAAGCTGTTGGTTATCTGTACATTCGGATATTTGGCCTTGATAGGTTCTAGGCAATTAAGCGCCAATGCTGCTAGATTATTAACTACATTTTGGGCACCTATAACTGTAGAGTTATGGTCTGCCAGTTGTTGTATGGTTCTTGGAAAGGAAACATTTTTGATCATTGTTGCAAGTGTAGTACCATTAGGTGTCAACACCGTGGCAAGAGTGATATTTCCAGGAACTGCGGCAGAACTACGACTGGGCACTGGTGCGCTAGGACCTACACCCGGAGTTTTTGGCGAAGCGGTGGTAGTGATCTTCTTGTGTTCTTCGGCAGTAATCCTGCCTTCTGCTAAAAATCTATCTGCTTCTGCTTTACCAGCAGTGTTGCCGTCATCGCCATCTACGTTCTGTATAGCTGCTGCCACAGTGACCCTCGGCACAGTAGTGTCTGTGAACGTTCCAGGAACCGTGGCAGCATTATAGAGTGCAATCTCTACACCGTTGGCATAAACATTAAACGGATTGTATAGCGGTTCCTGACGATTTAAACTACCTGGAGAGTGTTGATGAGGTAGATTTGGATAAGGTCCTATTCCGCCACTTGGCCCAATACTAGTTGATTGTGGGGTTGGCATAATTAGAATTTAGCTATGTCATTTAATTTAGTATGATAATCTGTCAATGCTATTAGCCCTATTGCTCCGGTGTCATCAACAGAAATTTTATACATACTGGCTGCTAACAACCAGCTATAAGCCGGTATGGTTTTAATACCATCAGTTGTTGCCAATGACTCGATAGATGTTAATTTTGTAGAAATTGTTTCCAGCGATGCTGATATCCGTGACAGATACGGAGTATAGTCAATAGCAATACCAGTGTTAGCTTCATATAGATATGAGCTTGTTTGGGTACTGTCGGTTTGATCTAATAGATCGTTTAATTTTGAAATAGCCATAATATACTATTTAAGCCAATGCGATACCAGTGATCTGCTGTATAAACTGATCAGCAAATGATTTATCTGTGGCTTCTACCACAGCCACTACACCCTTGGCTATTCTAACTTCTTTACTGGGATTCACAGTAAACAGATAGGGCATTAGTGCCGGTCCGTTTGGACTCATGGCAATCACCATAGGATGGGACAGTCTGTAGTGCATGATCTGATCTTCTACTAATTTTGCCACTAATTCTTCTCCGCTGGTAAGTTTCAGCGTGACTACTTCTCCAGCTGCAATTCCTTTGTCTATCAACATCATATTTTTCCTTCGCCGAATCCACCGGCCGTTTGTTCTAAATAAGTTCTAAGTTCTGTAAACCCGCCAATCAATTGATTGTTAATAAAAATCTGAGGAACAGTTCTTGCGTTTGGAACAGCTTCTAAAAGCTCTTCTCTACTGTAACCATCTCCAATCTTACGTTCTTCATATCCAATCCCTCTTTGTGTTAGCAGGGCCTTGGCCTGATCACAATAGGGACAATTATACTTACTCCATACGATAGCTGTCATTATGTTTCCTTGATTAACCTGTGTACACAATACCGCCGCTCTTGTCCGTGACTCTGACCAGCAGCATGCCTTTGTTTTTATAACTCAGTGCTGCTGCTATGGCAGATTGTTCGCTGCCATAGTGACCTATAGTAGTCCAAGATTCGTAAGGATTGCTTCTTTTGAATTGTGCTTTATACATGGTTTATTATATAGCTGGAAGAGCATCATAATCAAGATTTTCTCCCATGACTCCTATTACGTAGTTAGTGCTTTCACTTTCTTGTAGAGCTGTTTGTTTTTTGCTGGTGTCAACGTGTTTGTTGAACCAAGGAATTGGAGTGCTCTTAGGAGCACTTGCCTGATACTTAATACCAATTTCTTTTAATGCTCCGACTGCTGTGAAGTCAACGAAGTCTTTTAAAATGTTAGCGTTCAATCCAATAACTGGACCTTTGTTAAACAAATAGTCTGCCCAGTCCTTTTCTTCACGAATAACATCTAGATACATTGCGTATACTTCAGACTCGCACTCTGCTTTAGCTTCTGCAAAGCGGCTATCTTCCTTCACCACTTGATTAATCAAATAAGCAGTCCAACCCTTGTGTAACAACTCATCTTGTAGGATCAATTGGATAATGTTTCCGTTGCCCATAAAGATCTTGTTCTCTACCATGGCCAGGCTTGTGGCAAATGATACCATAAAGCGGAAGGCTTCTAGTGCATAGCTGGCGTTGAGTGCCAACCAAATTGCTTTGATATGTTCTTGTTCGAGAACCATACCTGTCATTTCACTGCTTAATTCTTTATGACAATTTATTCTGTGTAGTTCGTCGTAGTACTTGCCCACACTTGACGCCATATCTACGATTTCTTTGGTGTCGTGGATGGTGTTGAACACTTCCTTGGGCACGTTGTAGATGTTACGAATGATGTGACTGTAGCTCTTTGAATGAATGTTGGTTTCAAAGAATGTCCAGTTGTAGACCAATGCTTCTAGTTCTGGCAGGCTGATAACAGGCATAAAGATTTGACTTGGGCCGCGCCCTTGCAAACTGTCCAATGCGGTTTGACGTAACAAGTTTGATGTAAAGATATGTTTCACAGCATCGCTGGCATCTTTAAAATCATTTGAGTCTTTGGTTAGGCTAATCTCTTCTGGTTGCCAAAAGAAGCCACGTGCTGTGGCTTCAAAGTCTGCTATCTTTTTATACTTGACTTCTTCAAAGCGTTGTATGGTAACTGGACCAGCTGGGTCCAAAAACATCTTGCGATTGAGATAGTCTGTTTTTGATGTTAGGTTATATTGTTGTTTGCTCATAGTTTGCATGCCTCGCAGTCTTCATCTTCTTCTATGATTTCACGTTCGTTGTGAAATCCGTTGTAGTGTACTTCTGGTGTTCGTTGTTCTTGTCTACTCCCAGCCTTGTTGATCAAACTGTAGTAGAATGTTTTCAATCCCCATACGTGTGCCTGCATCAAGTTCTTGGCAATCAGCGTGGTTGGTACTTTGCGATCTGGAAAGTGTGCTGGATTGTAAAAGGTATTGGTCGAAATACTTTGATCCACGTATGCAGCCAGCACTGCCGCTGTTTTAATATAACCGTCACAGTCTTTCTGTTCCCACATTAACTGATATTTGTGTTTCAATCTATTGTATTCCGGAACTACCTGTGTAAATGAACCTGCCTTAGATTCCTTAGTGCTGATCAAACTCATAGGCATTTCAATTCCGTTAGTTGAGTTAATAACCACACTACTAGACTCCACAGGTGCGATAGCCATTAGTGTGGCATTTCGAACACCGTGCAGTTTCATTTCTTGTCGGAGTGATTCCCAGTCAAGTTCTGGGGCAAAGTCAGTGAGTTCGTTGACTCCTCTGGCTCTTCTTTCCCAAGGGAACTCTCCTTTACCGTATCTGGTGTGATCGGAATCTTTGCAACGACCTCTTTCTTTGGCCAGCTCGACTGTGGCTTCTGTAAGGTAAAAGGCCTGATGCTCCATCCATGTTTTAACTTCTGCCAATGCATCCTTGTCGCCATATTTTATTCCCCTTCTTGCATGCCAATAAGCAAGGTTGGTCACTCCAATGCCTAAGGGTTGGATTTCATCGTTGCTCAACTTGCTTTGGATGCTCAAGAAATCTTGATAGTCCAAGATATTGCACAGACTACGCTGTAGTATGCGACATGCACGGCGCATGTCTTCTGGGTTACGGAACGCACCCCAGTTAATGGATCCCAGTGTACATAACGCTATGCGTCCAGTCTCGTCGTCTAGTCTTTTGAATGGACGAGTTGGTAATAAGATCTCACAGCACAAGTTACTTTGATATATGGTATGATATTCTGGATCGAAAGGACCCTGCTCCATAACATTATCAATAAACACCAAATAGATGCGACCTGTATCTGTACGCTCCTTGAGAATGCCTGACCGAAACACTTCTTCGGCACTCATTGTTTTCTTACGCAAGTCTTTACGTTTTTCGTACTTTACATATAGCTCTTCAAATCTCTGTGTGTTTTTATAAAATGCTTCATAAAGGTCCGGTACTTCGTTGGGGTCAAAGAATGTGATGTTTTCTTTGTTCTTGAAGCGTCTCCAGAAGAACGCACTCAGCACAACACCGTAGTCCATGTGTCTCACTCGAGTCTCTTCAGTGCCTTGATTGTTTTTCAGCACGATGAGATCATCAAACTGCAAATGCCATATGGGATAGAACACAGTGGCTGACGCATTGCGAATACCACCTTGGCTACAACTGCGCAGGTCACCAAACCATTTTTTCAGGAATGGTATCATACCTGTGTGCATAATCTCACCACCTCTGATGGGACTACCTAGGCTGCGAAGACGTCCAACCTCCAAGCCAATGCCAGCACGTTTGCTGGCATACTTGGCCATCATTTCGCCACTAGCAAAAATGGAGTCAAGATCATCATCACTGCGAATGAGCACACAACTACTGAACTGCTTAGTGGGAGT